TTTAAATTCTTCAGATAATTCTGGGTATTCGTTTTCAAATATTTCTACTGTTTCAGATACTGTTACCCCCTTTAATTCTTCTTGGGCTTTTATTGCATCAGATCTTTCTAAATATTTTTTTACAGAATCACCCATTATATAACTTGTTTTCCAGGTTGGAAATATTTTTCTAATACTTCTATTCTTTCTTGGGCCCCAGCAAAAGTTGATAGTGCTTCTTGAGCATTTTTGTAAAAATCTTCTGTTGTATGATCACCAATCCCTACTGGGTTGTTTGATAATAGATCAATACTTAATAATGCTTTTGCTTTATCCGCTGTTGCAGCTGTATGAAGCATTGTATATAATTTTTCGTTCATTTATTTAATTTTATTTAGTTTTTTTATTTCTTTTTTATCTAATCCTATTGATGTTAATATACGAACTATTTCACTCTTATCCAAAATATTTAAGTATGTTTTTGCTTCGCTTTTTGAACATTCCCAAAAATTACTTAAATAACTTATTAAGTCTTTATTTGGTTGTTTAATACTAGATTTAATATATTTATTCCATTTATTATTTTTAGGAATAAATTCTCTATATATAGTATAAATTTCCTTTTTATTTTGAGGTAATACAGTTTGTACTTCATTGACTATATCAAGAAAGCTAGGATTCATAGACATAAATCTATGAATCATATAGCTATTCCATAACTCCCAATCCTTATCTGAAAAAGAATTAGGATCAGCCTTAATGCTGTTTATTTGTTTAAGCCAATCCCAAACATTTTTCATTTACATTGATAGTGTTTCGTCCTTTAATTCCTCTCTTAGTTCTTTTGGTAAACCTTCTTTTAAAATTTTACCTGTAGATGGGTCATAAAATACTGGAAGAGGCATTATAGCATCTTCATCTGTACCTGCTACGAATTTAGAAATTTTTCTTAAAATAACCCCAGATACAAAAATATTTTTTCCTTCTGAGTTGAGAATTGCAGAAGTTGCCTTTAAATCTACATTCATTTGTGGTGGTTGTTGTTGTTGTTGTTTTGACATTACTTATTTATTATTAAATTATTAATTAAACTCATTATATTGATTTCTTTATCTATTCTAAAATTGGCCTTATATTGGTGGTCATTAATAAGAGCAGTTGCTGTACCTTCTTTATTAGGTAGAAATTTAGCAGCATTTTCATATAAAAACCTAAACAATTCATCAAAATCATCAACGTTAGCATCTGCTATTATTTGCCTAATTTCAGTGAATGAAGGTTTATTTTTTGATAGTTCTAATATTATTTTATCCATATAATTGGATGATACTAAAATTGATTTGTCTAATTTTAGTTTATTATCTTGTGTAGATAATTGTATTGTATTAAGCATCTTACGTATGTCAGGATAGTTATTATTAACTACTATCGCTAAATCATTAACTCCTGATGTTTTGATGTTTTCTTTATGAATAATTTTATCTAAATGCTTAACAATATCTAATTTATTAGGAGGTACTATTTTTAGGGTTTGGCATCTAGACTGTAAGGGATCAATTATTCTTTCTATAAAATTACAAGTTAAAATAAATCTTGTAGTTCTTGAAAATGTTTCAATTATGTTTCTGAGTGATGCCTGTGCTTGTATAGTTAGAAAATCTGCCTCATCTAATATAATAACTTTAAGGGGTTTAAACGAAGCAACGGATGCAAAGCCAGAAACTTTATCTCTAATAGTTTCAATTCCACGCTCATCAGAAGCATTAATATAAATATAATCACAATCTATATTTTTAATAATTAACTTTGCTAATGTTGTTTTACCAGTTCCCGCAGGTCCATAAAATATTAAATTTTGAATATCATTTTGACCTATATAATTTGATATAGATTTTTTAATATTTTCATTACCCACATAATTATCTAAATTTGTAGGACGGTATTTTTCTACTAATAAACTATTCTCCGTATTCACCATATATTGAATATCTTTTAATTGGTTCTGGTTTTATTTCTATTTCAGTTGTTGAAATCGCATATAGTTCACTTTTTAAGGGAGCTAATTTATAATCACCTTTAAAACTTGTTTTAACCATATAAGCTTCTAAAGCATCCGTTAATGTTGAATGTACTTTACCATCTGGTTCTTCCGCTACTAATCTCCATTTATCTCCAGGAGGTACTCTACGAGCTATTAAAGTTAAATTTTGTGTTGTTTTTGTTTTCATTACCATAATATACGAAAATTAAATGGGGGAGACAAGCTCCCCCACTAAATTATTTAGCTTCTTCTGTAGAAGCTTTTTTATAGTCTGTAATTACTCTTTTAATAGCCTGAGCTGCTTTTCTTGCTGTTGCTTGACTTTTTTTAGTAGTACCACTATTGTTTTCTGCTAAGATATTGAAATTTTCTTCAATTACCTCAAAAATTTGATTTTTGTTCATTTTTATTTATTTATTTATTAATTATTAATTATTAATTTACATCATTCCCATCATTGATGGGTCCATTGTTTGTTGTTGCTGCTTATCACTATTTTCTTCTAAATTATTTACTACAGTACATTCTGTTAATAAAACAGTACCTGCTACTGAAGCCGCATTTTCAAGTGCTAATCTAGTTACTTTAGTAGGATCAATAATTCCTGATTCTTTATAATCAATTACTTCTCCTTTATTAACATCTATTCCTGCCCAATGATTATTACCAGAATCTATTAATTTATGTCTTCCAAATAATCCAGCATCAACTTTATTGTATCCGGCATTAAGTAAAATTTGTTCAAATGGTTTACCACATGCTTCATACACAATTTTTGCTCCCTCATTGTCAACTTTTATACTTTCTCGAGCATAAAGTAAAGCAACACCACCTCCTGGTAGAATTCCTTCTTCAATAGCAGCTTTTGTGGCATGTAATGCATCATCAACTCTATCTTTCTTTTCTTTTAACTCAATTTCAGTATTACCACCAACATGAATAATAGCTACTCCACCAACAAACTTTGCTAATCTATTTTGTAATTGCTCAGTTTCATATGGGGTTTGTGCACTATCAACTTGGCTTTGTAGATTTTCTACTCTTTTGTTAATATCATCTTCTAATCCTTTACCATCAACTATAGTTGTTGTTTCTTTTGTAATAGTTGCGGTACGGGCTTCACCAAACCAATCCCAAGAAAATTTATCTAATTTCATGCCTTTTTGTTTGTCAAATACTTGACCACCAGTCATTATAGCAATATCTTCTAGTACTAATTTTCTTTTATCACCAAATTCAGGTGCTTTAACAGCACATACATTAACAGTACCTCTCATTTTATTTACTATCAAAGTAGCTAAAGCTTCATTATCAATATCTTCTGCAATTATTAATAGTGATTTTCCTTCACTAGATACTGCTTCTAATATTGGTAATAATTCTTTTACAGAATTTAATTTTTGATCTGCAATTAATACAACAGGATTTTCTAATACTGATGACATTGTACTGTTATCAGTAACAAAATATGGAGATTTAAATCCTCTATCAAATTGCATTCCTTCAACAGTTTCAAGATAAGTATCTCCAGTTTTTGATTCTTCAATATGAACAACTCCTTCCATACCAACTTTTTCAAGTGCTGTTGCTATTAAAGTACCTACTTCTACATCATTATTAGCTGATATAGTTGCAATTTGTTCTAATTGACCTTCAGCTGATATATCTTCAGATATGTCTTTTCTTAAAGTTTTTATTACTTCTTTAACTGCTTTATCAATATTACGTTTAATTTGTACGGCATTTTCATTTTTAGATAGATTATCTAATCCTAGATTAATCATTTCTCTAGCTAATAATGTTGATGTAGTTGTACCATCCCCAGCTTTATCTGCCGTTTGTACCGCTGCTTGTTTTACTAATTGAACCCCTAATTCTTCAGTTGGGTTTTTTAATGAGATGGATCTTGCTACTGTAACACCATCTTTTGTACTAGAAGGTATACCATCATCTCCTGCAATTACAACATTTCTCCCATTTGGGCCTAAAGTTGAAACAACAGCATCTGCTAATATATTAATCCCTTTTACAAGATCATTTCTAGAATCATCGCTAAATTGTATTTTTTTACTCATTTTTTTATTTATTATTAATTTCAGTTAAATTTTTCTTGTCTTCATTAGTTACCTCAGTTTTTTCTAAAATATCAGTTACATTTACCTCTGTAGATATTTTGGCTAGTACTTGATTTTCAGGTCCTACATAATATTCTTCACCATTAAATGGTAATTTAGTAAAACCTTGAGTTGGTAGAACTACTTTATCTCCTACCTTTAAATGCATTGAGATTAGATCTCCATTTAGAGTGTATCTACCTGTTCCAACAGCTATTACTTCTCCAAATTCATTTTTTTCTTTACCCATATCTGGTACAATAATGTTACCATGGATTTCTTCTTCGTTTTCTATGGGTTTAACGATAACCGCATCAAATAGTGCTTCTAATTTATTCATGTTCAATATAGTTTTTAATGTTATTTTCAATTGTTTTAAAACGATCTAAAAAATCGTTAAGGTTAGTGTAATGTTCTTTTGTGTGTAACTGCTCTTCGCTTATTCTTTTTAATGCTTGTTCAAACTTTGCATGAAAAGTTAATGATTTTGAATAAGTTTTACTTTTACCTGTAGATCTAAAATGGTTTTTATCAGATGTAACTTTAATGTTAACTGTGTAACAATTTTCATCTTTAGTGATAAAATAAGGTTCCATACATGGATCTTCGATAAGTGTTAGGGATTTTGGTTTTCTTGCCATATAACTGTTTATTATTAATATTGACGTCAATATACGAAAAAAATGTGGCTAGGGCACGTTTTTTTGCAATTGTTGTTACTTAATTTTAATAGTTTTTGGCTTAGACTCTTCGGCTAATGGGATTGTTAATGTTAATAATCCATTATCCATTTCAGCTACAGTTCCTGATAAGTTAAATTTAGGGGCTATCTTATATCTTAAATCAAATGATTTTTTAGATAATCCACTATAAATTGTTCCTTCATGAAATTTATCATCTTCAGGTTTTTGATAACTAATTTTTAAAACATCTCCTTCAATTTCAGTTAAAACATCACTTCTAGTTAAACCTGTACAGGCAACTTCAAAGTAAAGTGCTTTATCATCGAAAAAAATATTTAAAGGGTGTGGTTGTTTTGTGTCTAATGCTGGTTGGAATGTGCTTTCAGCATTAAAGTGATTCCTAAATAGGATGTCGAACGGCGAACGCTCATGTAATATTGTACTCATATCAATTTGTTTTAGTGGGACCTTAGTTCCCGATTATTATTTATTTAAAAATATAACTTGTGCCCTAGCTACAATGTTATTTTGTTATACATATATAAATTTTCTTTACTGTTCATTTCTTACTAAAAAGTATTCACTTGTTATGCCTAATCCCTCAGAAATAAACTTTAAATTTATATAACCATCTTGTGTTAATTTTAATACTCCTCCATCCATATCTTTATTAGAATATAATATATCTCTAAATACATTTGAATTAAAGGGCATTGATATATTATCTTCAAAATTACCTAGTGTTTGGTAAGTAATTTTGTTAGCATAATTAGCATTATCTCCAAATAAAAATTCACACATTTTTACCCCATCAATACTTTCAGCTGTTTTAATTAACATATGGTCTACTTCAGATAATGCATTTTTAGCCTTTATTAAAGAATCAATATCATTTATAGATAAATCTGTTTCAAGATTATAACCATTTTCAGGATCTTCTAACCATGTATTACTACCAATTACTAATATATCAGCTAATGAATAAGATAAATCAAAATTTGAATCTGATATGTTGATTTTAGTGTATATTTTATGTAATTTTTCAGGTTGAATTAATAAATCCCCATTAGTAATAGATATTAATTTATTTAACTTATCAGTGTCAAAAATTCCTAATTCACAATCTTCAAATGGAAAACTATTTAGATGGACTTTACATATTTTACCTTTTGAACCAGCATAAATTGTTAAATTATTATCTTTAATTCTCCACTTAACAGTATTATTTAATCCCTTTAGGTGGTATTTGTTAATAACAGATTGTAGTGTGTTTTTATTTATCATAGGTTATAATATACGAAAATTATTTTATACTTCAAAGGAATTTAATGAGTTTACATAAGGGTTTAATGATAAATCCCATTCTAAATCATTAAAAAACCCTTCTAATTTATTTAATAAAATTGAATCAAATACCTTTTGTCTATCAGCATAATTGATTAAAAATTGTTTTATTTTTTCAGGCATGTCATGGTCAAAAAAAGCTAATGCCTCTATTTTATAGGGGTTATCTTTTAAATAAATCCATTTTACTTTATCAGCTTGTGTCATTAAATTATGTTTTTTATCTAATTGCCATAAGCATAATAAATCATTATATCTAATAGCTGCTCTAACAGGTGCTGGGGCTCCTAAATTTCTTTGTGTTTTACCTTCCTTTTTCTGACTAAGTGGTTTAAGTATTTCGGTAAACATTTCACCCGCAGCTTTACGTCCAGCATATTTATTTAGTTTTTTAATCATTGTTGGATTTCCTAAATGTGTTAAAGAAATACTACCATCTAGTATTTGTTTTTTAAACACTTTAATTTGTTTAGTAATACTTTCTTCCTTAATTCCTTTTAAAGTTTGTTGTAAAATATCGTTAAAGAATTTACCTAAAATAGGAGGAAAATTAGCTTTCATAAACTCTAAACCCTTGATATCTAAATTTTCTTTAGATATACCTTCTGTTTTTGTTATCCACTGGGCATAACGTCTTGTTGCTCTAAAATAAGCTGAACGAATAACACATTCAGTTTTCATTTTTAACCTATTTTTTCCAGTAATTCCAAAACTTTCAGTAACTAATCTTTTATAATCCTCATTAATAACATTTTCGGTTATCTCAGCTAATTTTTCAGTAATGTCATCTTTTTCAACATCATTAAATTTATTATTGAAATCTGGATATAAATGTTTTAGTACAGGACCTCCATGAAAATAATTTGAATCTGTGTCAACATAAGCACATAAATTCTGATCATCTTTATTACAAATCCACCACGGAGTATCTTCTAAATGTCTCATTAATATTTTTCGTAAGATTTTTCTTCAATTAAACCAGATTCTGTTAAGATATTTATTTCTTTTTTAACATCACATCTTTTGTCATTAGTAATATACACAGATCTTGCTAATTCTACAAATACATCACCAAACTGTGCACATCTTTCACATTCCCTTATATCATCTTCAATAGTCCATAATTGACCATTAATTTTAGATAAATTTAAATATAATTCTTGAATTTCTGGTCCATATTTGTCAAATAAATCGTGTACAAATGGATTAAGTTCATTAAATTCGTTATTAATATTAACTAATTTATCTTTATCTGTTATATTTAACATTTTTAATTCTAGAATTGATATTTTATCTAACAATTCCCCGTTTGATATTTTTATTTTCATTTGTTTGTTAGTGTTATTTGAAAAGTTATTTTATTAATTGTAAATCTAAATACTCCTTGTCTTAAGCATTTTCTAAACGTATTTTCTTGTGGTTCAGTCCAAGATTCACTCATTTTAATTAATTCATCTTTTTTAATGAGTTTCCCATTAGCTTTAATAGACATATTTTGTCTAATTGATTGTTTTTTTAATGTCATATTTCTAATTTTATTTCGTCTCTTAATACTTTATTTAAAAAGGTATTAGCACATAATGCACTTTCCTGTATAATTCTTTGCCCTGTTAATGTTATGGCTTGACTGATTAAAAAATCAGGTAATCCATATCTAAATGTAGGTAAAGCTGTAGCTCCATATAATGAATTAAGTAAGATTTTCATTGTATACTGCATTAAGTAATAGTATTCGCCTTCTTCTTTATTACCAGCCTTATAAGCATCCTTCATTTTATTTTTATATACAACTCTTTCATCAAACCAAGTATTTAATATAGTTGATAAAACTGATTCTTTATCCTGTCTAAAAAATGCCCCATTAGCTGATACAGATAATTCATTATCTTTTATATATTTAATTAATTTAGGGGGTTTAATAAAAGTTTGTTGACCTTTAACATTTCTGATTTCAATTTGCCTATCAGGATCCATTTCTTTTAAATCGTCAATAGCCAATCTATTATTACGTTTATCTTCGTCTTTGATATAACCGACCAAAGTTTCTCTACCTATGTTAAGTGACATTATAATACATGGATACAGCGAAACTAAATCCAAATCAAACATATGATCATATAATCCAGCTTTAGGGCAAAATAAATAACCTCCTGCATATGTTTCTTTTTTACCTAAATCTCTTTTACCTTGATATGGTCTAGCAGGTGGTATAATATTTTGGGATAATAAGTAAGCAGATATAGCCCCATCTTGGGTTACACTATTTGAATAAACTTCACTGTAATTATGTTTACCTTTATGTGCCAAGTTTTTTGTTAATGCAATATAATCTAATTTTTCATCTAATAATTTAAGTATTTCAACATCACGAAAATTATATTGAATAAATTTATGTAAATCAGTTTCAAATAATTGATCTAAATTTCCATCATAATCAATTTTTGAAACACCAGCATATTTTTCACCAATAGCATCTAACTTATAACTTGGTTCATCTTTCCAACTATATTTTTTATGTAAACGGATATAATCTAAGGATTCAATACCTACAATATCTACAAATTGATCTCTTTTAGTCCAACTAGAAATCCATTTACCTGTTTCTCTATGTTTCCACCAAGATGATTTTTCAGTTTTAATTGTTCCTACAGGAGACAACATATTAGCATACTCTTTACCTAAAACATTACATATTCTATAATATAAATAAGGAATATCAAAATAATCTGAATTATAACCAATTAAAATATCAGGATAATTAGTAATAAACATTTCTATGAATTTAGCTAGTAATTCACGTTCATTTTTACAGGGTATTATTTTTTTCTTTCTTTGTTTATCCCAAGTAGTAGTAGGTATTAAACCCTTTTTATCCCATACTAAAATAGCCCATTCATCATCTTTTTTATCCCACCAAGCAATAGAAGTAATAGGCATAGGTGCACTTTCAATATATTCTTTAGTTAAAGCCCCTCCTATTTCACACTCAATATCAAAAAACATTTCTCTATGGCCTGTAGAAGGATTATCATTAGTTCCATATTTTTCAATTAGAAATTTTTGGTGAGGTTTCATATCATGATAGTGGAGACCATGATCCTTTTTATTATAATTAGATGTTTTTCGTAACTGTTTACCTTCTAAACCAATAAATTCACCATTGGGGTCTTCAATATATGAAGTATTTAACCATTCAATTTCTTCATGACCACCTTCATCCCATAAATCAATTTTGTAGAGATTACTATCATATTTACCTAATCTTGTTGCATAACACTTAATATAACTCATTTATATAATAGTTTCAACTTTATAAAACTTAGCTAACTCTTCAGTTTCAAAAAATTGAGATAAATCGGGTCTGAAATAATTAATATTTTTCATTACTTTTCTGTCTCTCGTTCTATAGACAATATACCGTCCTTCCTCAAGTTTTTCAAAATGGCAGGCCTCACCTTGTTCCTTACTTCGTTGGCTGACACTTTGTATGGCCTCTTCTTCAGTTTTACAAGCTTTTGACATATTGCTTGCTTGTACTTCTTGATACGCGGGCCATATCTTATCCTTAAGACCATGTAACATAGTACCGTTCCCAAGGGAAACATAAGTAATATCGCACAAAGCGTCCAAAACTTCCACAATGTCGCCTCGTTCGCAAGCTTCTTTATATTCTTCAAGTTCTTCGAGGATAAAATCATAGACGAATTGCCATTCTTTTTTTTCTGGAATGGTAGGTTCATAATTATTTGGTTTATTAAATGTTTTATTAAAAATTTCAACTTCATCAACAAATGGAACACGACCATTTGATTTTGGGTCAAATACTTGAAAATCTAATGTTAATTGTTTACTCATAACTTATTTTTATTAATTTTGTTCATCTACTCTTTCTAAAAAATTTACAACATCTGGGTCATTTAAATAATCTTGTATAGGTTTGCTATCACTCCTTTCCCAAGGATATACAATCCATTCGTCACCTACTTCTTTAGCCCATATAGTAGGAACAAAAGATGAGGTATGAGGTTTATAATGTAATACAGCATGATATAATCCAGGTGCATTTTCTAATGTTTTTCCCGAATCACAAATGTCATCTATTACTAGAGTATTTGTAAATATATTATTAACATAAGGTAAACCTAACTTATGTGATATTATTACCGCAGGTATTAAACCTCCTCTAGGTAAACCAGATACTGATTCTATTTGTGGGCACTCTAGGGATATTTTCTTACATAAATCGTTTATTGCACGATTAATATCATCCCAACTTAAGTGTATTTTATTATTTGCTTTTATCATTATATATTATGTCCTCCATTATTGATTTTTAAACTATCAAAGAACTCTTTTCTTGCTAAATTAGTGTTTTGTCTAAATACACCTGATGCCTTAGTAGTTATCATACCTGCTCCTTGATGTTTAACACCTCTACAA